GCGGGGCGTTCGACGAGATGTCCAGGTCGATCCTGATGAACTTGCTCTTGTTGGGAAAGGTACCGATCGACGTGAACTTACGCTGAGTAGTGTCGAAGGTCTCATTCATATCACCGATCCGTCGGGCGACGTAGTTCGGTGAGGAGGGATCCATAGAGCATCCAATGAACGACTCCAGGATGATCTGGTGCTGATCGGTGTCAGTGAAGCTCCTCACGATGACATCGAACGTACCGAATGGAGTCGCTGTCGGAGAAGGTGATGGCTTGATGTTCGAGATCATCACCTTGACGTCGGTCACGGTCGAACGACCGTGGGCCAGGGTGAAGAATCGGAACATGTTAAAGTCGATGCCGCCGATGGGCTGTGACTTCACCCAGGCACTCACACCTCCCTCAAAGTCTCGTGCGAAGCTGTTGACACCCGACTGGATCGCGGCGACAGACCACGAGGCCGACGCGGCCGGAGTGACATAGCTGAAGTTTCGCTCCAGGAAGTGACCGTAGGTCGAATACTTGGTCGGATCGGTGTTGAGAACCTTCTCGATGTAGTTGGCAGACGAGGTCAGGAAGCTGGCCGTCGCGCCGAAGAGCGTTCCGACCCGGAAGACGAAGTTGTTCGCATCACCGGCGACACCCACCACCGAGACATTGGAGACGCTTCCTGTGTGCTCGATGACGGCGAGGACCTGACCGTTCGAGCCGGAGTCGACGATGGCCGTGATCCCGCCGACCGTGTATCCGTTCGTCGTGCTCGTCCCGTCCCCGTGACCGAGGACCCGGACGACAGTCAGGGCCGTGGAGTTCTTCAGGTAGTTGCGAGCCGCATACGGCATCTGCATCGTCGGATCGACATTTCCGAAGCGCGCCGCGAAGTCATCGAATCCTCGCACGATGATCGGGACGAATGCTGGACCCTTCGCTGCTCGACCGATGACGGATCCACCGATGCCTGCGACTCCTTGAGCGAGGAACGAGAGGTCGGTCTCCGTCGTGAAGACACCTGGTGAGAGGAACTTTGAGGCCATCGTCTAGATCTCCTAAGTGGGTTCGCCGTGCGTTCTTTGCGTGACCGGGCGGGGACCCCCGTCAGTCTTTAAATAGACCACGGTCCGCGGGAGTTCCCAAAAACATGAAACTATTCGAGATAGAGGCGCTCAGAAAATTGACCATGAACACTAGCGCGTCGTGATATCCTCGGGCATAACCGTCAGAGTATCCCTGGCAATCGTACTCTCCTGTCACAGTCGGAGGCTCATGCTCATCCGAGACATGTTCCACCATTGGCACCGGACCGAGGTCACACTCGGATGTGATCTGTGTGGGCGGAGCATCATCGAACTCGTGTTCCCAATCATCAGGCAAGGATCACTCATCCTTGCACACGGAGTTCTCGATCGGATGGGTATTGTCGACACCGTGTGATGAATCGGCTCCTGCCTGAAACTGTCCCTCACGGGCCTGGGTACAGACGCACTTCGTCATGATTCGATCCTGCACCTGACCGAAGACGAGCTGCGGCTTGGTGACGCTCGAGATCTCAAAGAAGATCTGTCCGAACTCGATGAAGTCACCCTCCTTGGGCACGACGTTCCTTTCGATCAGCTCATGAGTGTGGAACTCGACCTCCATGAGGTACTTTGAGTCCTGACCGAACTGGGTAGAGGTCGTGTTCTCGTTCTGAAATCGAACACGAGCATTGATCGAGACAGGTGCGTTCCACGTCTTCCTGATCGACTCATTATAGATGTCGACGACCCGGGTACTCTCGGTGGAGATGGCATAATAGAACACCTCCTGTCCGACGACACGCTGGATCAATTCATTGTTGATCCGGTGGATGAAGTCGAGTTCGAGAGACGTGATGAACTTGCGAGCCATTTACACGTGTCCCCATCCAGCCGGCGCACGCTTTGATCCTGGAATGCTCTTGATCTTATCGACTGCTTTCGCAAGTTCAAGATCATCTGTCCTGTTCCAATCGACAAACGTCACATCCTTCTTCTTGCAAAATTCCTCGATGTACTTCCAATACTTTCGATCAGGATCGGAGTTTTGCTTCCCCCGACACTGCAAGATGTTTCCTTTATTCACGTAGTTCTTATCGGCCAACTCAATCGTCACATGCGGTTTGTTCTTCTGACCGCAATGTTGCATGAGAGTTCCCTCACGCCCACATTCCTTGGAACTTAACAACTGAACCCAGTAAAAACCATCTGAAAAGCTGATATCTGCACGGTGAGACAAACGATCTTCGGCACCAACGTCCATCAAGTCCATGAGCTTTTCAAGACAAGATGACAATCCTTCCTCAGGATCGGACGATAAAATTGAAAGGAACTGACCTCTCATCGCTGGCTTCCTCTTGAGGAATTCGGAGATTTCCCTTCCCGGACGAGAGACAGCCCGTGGACCCAGGTATAGACCCTCTTCCCAAAAATCATCAAACAAGGTCCGCCAGACACTCAACGAGTGCGCGTCCTCATTTTGATCATCTGAGGATTTTTCGAGTGAATCGTCGGGATGTCTTCTAGTATAAGATCGTATCAAGTTATCGATACTCTTCCTCGTGAAAATGTTCATGAGGATGTCGGCGTTCTTCCGATCCTTCCCATTCACGTACTCAGCAAACTTCGATGGCACCTTGTACTGGTTCACCAGAGTGGTGACGTTCACCTCTCGGATCACGAACACTGAGTCTAAACTCGGAATCATGTCAAGATGTCTTGATGTAGTAACCGACGAACGGACCGCTCTCGATGAGCAGGGTGGAACCGCTGATCAAGATCAAAGAGTCAAGGATCACGATCCCGTCATCGTCGACCCCGACCAGCTCCCCACCGTTCCTGGTCCAGCAACCGTCGAGCCACGTCCCATAGGCATTCCCTCCGGAAGCATCGATCCCGATGGCGATGACACCGTTCTCATTGAACCAGATCTCGCCTCCCGGACCGATCCACGATCCCACGAGATCGCACGGATAGCTGAACCTGGTCGAAGGATCGACGCAAAGCGTGCTCGGGCATGTCGGGACGAACCCGGGCGGCGCAGGCGGAGGGTTCTGGATCACGTTCACGATCCCGGGATCGAGCTCCGTGCGTCCGCATCCTCCGAACGTGATGGCGGCGATGATCCCCATTGAAACGGCGATTCGACTGATGACAGAGGCTCTCATGATCTCTCCTTACACCCAGACAGACGTTTTCGATAGATAGTGTCTCAACGTGGACTCACAGTTGCTCGATCAGGGGACGCACGATCCTGAACAGGTCCCCTAGATCCCGATTGGAAACCTTACCGATCAGGTCGAACTGATCGATCCAATAGTCAACGATTGACTTGAATAGGATTCCAGCCGGATGCACCTTCTCACTCCTCGATGAACGTCTCGACAATTTCGTGAACATCTCAGCGATTCCCTTTTCGTAGTGTTCCCAATCTCGAGAGATGATGCAGTCTCGAAAACCGCCCAAGTAAGCGGCCAGCTCAGAGGCCTCCTCATCTCCGATCCCGTCACGCGCGAACGCATTGGACTGTGACCACTTCTGCACGATACGCTGACCCCACTTCAATGACATGTCGTTGGTCCCATTGTCGACTGGGACGAACTTGAAGATCTCGAGGATGCTTGTCATCGTGTTCAACCCACGTAGATTCCTAGCGGCACTCGCTTGATCGTCTCCTCGACCGAGGCGGCCAGGCTGGCCTCCCGCTCGGCAAGCTTGTCGTAGGTTGTCTCATCCAAGATCTCCTTCAGCTCACTCCGCAACTGCTCCATGTCCGAGCGGGCATCAGTGATCAGCTCCGGTCCATTGAGCTGCAGGTCGCCGTCCGGGATCGGGACGCTGGCAAACTTGCTGCGGATCTGTCCCTCGACCTCCTTCGACAGGCAAAATGTGAACCTCCTGATCCACTGCTTTCCCATCGAGTTGAGACGTGAGTACTGGATGTTGCCGAAGGGAATGTTCGACAGGTTTGAGACGCCGCTGAACTCGGCCGAGTCAAACGTGCCTGGCTTGGTCGGATCAGGTGTGACCCGGTACGTGAAGTACAGGGCCATGTCCTGGGTAGGAGTCGGAAAGAGCATCAGCTCATTGTTCCGGAGGTTGTAGCTGTAGTTCGAGCGCCTCACTCTGTTGCTCATCTCGAACTGCATGCCGCGCAGGACGTCCTCCCAGATCGGGAGAAGGTAGAAGATGGTCTCTGGAGTGAACGACTCGAATCCGAACTGGCTGTTGAGATAGTTCAGCGACGAGTTTGTCCCAAAGAATCGGTAGGCAGAGAGCGGGCTGTAGTGGAAGATCTCCTTGACGTAGATGCGCTTGTTCGCGAGCGATCCGGTCAGCTGATCGGCAAGGAGCTCCTGCAGGTTGTACTTCTGCTGTCCCGAGTGCAGGGTGATGCTGCCCGAGAGCAGCGGGTGGGTCCCCCCGACATTGGCCTCCTCCCCGTATGGATCGGCCATCCGCTTCTGGAACTCGATGAGACGCTGCGGATAGGTCTGCTCAGAACCTGCGAGGCTGCCCGTCGGTCCACCGAGGAATTGGGTGAGCGTCGACTTGGCCTGGTACGAGTTGATGATCGCACTGTACTCGAGACAGGCCTCTTCGAAAGAGGCATACACCTGGGATGAGCTGAGGTGGACGCACATGACAGGCTCCCCCAGCTTCTTCCGGGTGAAATCGACCAGACGATCGGCATCGGCCTGGAAGTCGGGATCTGAGTCGAAGATGCCGAAGGGCGTAGATCCGGTGACGAATGACATGTCAGTTTCCCAGTTTCGACTTCCTCTCTCTCAGTGATGTCACTTTCCATTCCTCACGCGCAGGGCGAACTCCCGCAACAGTCCATCGACATCCTCCTGCTTGGAGGATGGGATGTGGAGCTCCGCCAGGAAACGTGTGCCGAACTCCTCCACCAGCTCCTCGATGTCCGCCGCGACCTGCTCTCCCGGGTCCCCATTGGACATACCTTCCTGGAGCGTCTGGAGCCCTCGCAGCGTTCGGCGATGGTCCTGGACGAGGAAGAACTCTCTCAGTCTCATCACGTGCCGTACGATCCCGACGGCTTCGCGAACACGTGGACGAAGAGTCCGTACTGACCGGACCCGCCGCCCGCTGCTCCCGCCGCAGTCTCCACGACGACCTGTGCGACCGTGTACGCGCTCCAGGAGGATGTCCGGAAGGTCGACGCGCGCGCGACCCCGTAGTTTCCTGCGGACGATGAGAGCGCCAGCTTGAAGGCATTGTTGCCGAAGATCGAGTTGAACGTGCCGTTGCTGTCGGGCACCCTGACGTCGATGCGGGTCACGCCACCCGATCCTGACTGGGCCGCGAAGGCGACGATCTCTTGGAAGATCATCGGCACGCGAGTGTACTCGGCTCCCATGACTCCGGTGACAGGTGTCGATGAGGCGAGAAAGTCGGACACGGAGCTCGATCCCAGTGAGAAGACGGAGACCAGGGATCCGGTCAGGCTGCCGGCGAACACGTCGACCTTCGAGAGAGAGGCATCTAGGTTCGTGTCGGCATCAAGACGGGCAGTGTACGCCCGTGGATCGAATCCCGGGGCGGCGAGGTCGGTCGATGAGAGCTGTAGGTTCGGTGTCGTCGGCATCTTCTTCTCCTGTTACTTTACTTCTGTGTTCCAGTCGTTCCCGGCTTGGGTCCACCCGGATCAAGCTCGGCAGGATCCTCACCCTCTTCCAGTTCGATGATCCTGACCATGCTCCTCAAGATCTTCAAGATCTCCTCCCTCCTCTGGGCCGCGAGCATGTCCTTCTGTCTGTTGTAGAGCTGCATGATCTGCTCTGAGGCCGTGTGCAGGGTCTTCTCGAACTCCGATCTCAGTTTCTTCGAACCGTCAGGAAGTGTCGACGAGATCGTGAAGTCTCCCTTCGACGGACCCGCCTCTCTCAACATCTTCGCAGCCAGCTCCCATGCGGTTCCCATGCTCGTTCTCCTTTAATAGGACGTAGCAGCTCAAAAGAAAAAGGGGACCCAGCTGATCAGCTGGGTCCCCTCTCAGGATCTCTTCAGGACCCGGTCAGGATCAGATGACGTTCATGTCCTGCACGGTGACGGTCCCGTAGAAGTCGCTCCTGACGAGCTGCGTCGCGTACCGGGTCATGACGCCCTTGCGAGGAGTGAAGTCCTCCGGAGCGTAGATGGTCGGGGTGACGATGAGCGGCACGTACGGGGCGTAGACGAAGCCGGTCTCGAGGAACGATCCGCCCTTGTACCCGACGAGGATGCGGTTCCTCGGGAAGTACGGGTCCTTGTAGACCGTGAAGCGGTTGTTCAGCGATCCCATCTTCTCGGTTCCGACGGAGAACATGGTCTCTTTCGGATCCATCGACAGGTTCGGCTTGTAGAGCACCGATGCCTCGAGGATGGTCGAGACGTCCGGAGACGTGACAATCCAGTTCGCGGCACCGCGGAGCGTCTTGCGGTGGATGGTGTTAGCCACATCGATGATGGTCTCGATGAGGGTCTCGTACCACTCGCGGACGGTACCGGTGAAGCTGGCACCTGAGGCAGTGTTGCCCGTGGTCTTGTCCACGAAGTTGCCCGGCTTGCGGCTCCAGTAGTAGTTGGCGCCGGTCGCATTGTAGAGCAGATCTCCGAGGATCTCCCGATCGATCTCGAGGGCGATCGCCTCCGAGAGCACCTGGGTCAGTTCGACCTCGGCGTCCAGGTTCTGGTAAGCGGCCAGGTCCTGGGCGAGCTCCGGGGTCCAGCGAGCCTTCAGCTTGCGGGTGTTGGCGGTGACCGCCACGCTCTGCAGCCTGAAGTCGATCTCTGGAATGACCGGCACGGGCGGCGAGCCCATGTCCGACTCCCACTCCGGGAGCACCAGGGTGCCCGAGGTTCCACCGCGCAGCGAGCTGGCGACGATGTACGAGACCTTGATCGACTCGACTCCGACCGCGGCACCGTCGGTGTTGTCGACGATGAACTGCAGGTCAGTGCTGCCAGTCCTCCTAGTGTGACGACGGAGGACGGTCAGACCACCGATCCGGACCGGAGTGCCGTCCGTGGTCGAGCTGTTCGAGGTCGAAGAGCCGGAGACCGGGACCCACTGCTTCAGGCCGCTCGTCGAAGAATCGGCACCAGAGACTGCTGCCGACAGCTGGGTGTAGGCCTGGGAAAGGACCAGCTTCTGCAGAGTACCGGCACCGATCGATCCAGAGATCTCCGGATCCCAGTTGATGTCCTGGAGAGTCGGAGTCGACAGCGTCCCCGAGAATGTCGCGATCGACACCTTCTCTCGCTGTGAGAAGGAGGTTCCCAGGTTGTAGAGACCGTTCGTCGCCAAGTTCTCGACACCCGGCGCCGTCTGATCACCGAAGAGCGATCCGCCTGCCGCGAAGTCCTTGGCTCGGTTACCGGCCTTGACCGTGTCGAACCTGTAGTCGAGATAGAAGATGAGTCCCGAGGGGAGGCTCATCGGCTGGACCGAAACCAGCTCATTGGCGATCAGTCCGCCGAAGACCCGACGGACGATCGGGAAGGCGACGTTCTGGAAACCGGCGAGGTCACCGGTGCTCGAGGCCTCCGTGAGCATCTGGGCCGCCTGGCTCTCCAGGAGCCGCGCCATGTTGGTGCGGGCCTGGTGCTTCGGCGAGTCCTTCAGTCCGTTGAGGAGTCCCGTCTTGTCCCACTTCTTGACCAGTCGAGCGCGGGCCGCACGCTCATCGTGCTGGGTGATGCCCTCGGTCAGCTGCTTCATGTCAAATCCCATTTTCTGTTCTCCTTGTTCCTGCGGTTCGATTAACCGTTCGCGTCCAGACCTGCGAGCTGCTGCAGTCTCAGGAACGCTTCGTTGGTCTCCCGATCCACAGATTCACTGAGGACTTTCGGGTCAGGTGATGACTTGGCGCGGAATCGCTGGGCGTTGACCGACGGAACCCGACGGCCCTCGCTGAGCGACTTCGTTGAGCTGGACTTGAATGACTTGATGATCGATTCGTAGACCAGCTTGACCTCCTTGATCGTGGAGGCCTTGTCGAGAGACTCGATGACGACGTCTCTCTGCTCACGGGTGAGCTTCGTACGACCGTTGAAGATCTTGTTGACGTGGAGGACCTTCGAATTGAACAGGTTCACCTCATGGAGCTGGGTGCCCAGCTTCTCGATGATCTTGCGTGCCGTCCCCAACTGGGAGCGGAGGAACTTGTTCTCCTGGATGCCGCGAGCAATCAGGGTGCGGACCTCTTTCACGGTGAAATCCTGCTTGGCGGGCGGGGTCTCCTTCTCCCAGTCATGCTCGCCCTTCTTGACATCGACGATTCCTGCGCCGGGATCGACCTCGTCAAGCTCACCAGACTTCGTCATGTCGCCGAAGCTCTTGGTGACGGACGCCTCGGTCTGGAGGGACTCGTTGTAGATCTTCATGAGCTGAGCCTCGGAGATCTCGATCTCTTCATCGAGACCGTCCTCGTCCTTCTTCTCCTTCTTCTCATAGACCTCATCCTTCGCGTCCCTGTCCTCTCCCTCGCCGAGAGATGGGATCCCCATGCCCTCATCTTCCATCGAAGGTCCGTCGTCCTTGGTCTCCTCCTCCTCGCTCATCGCAGGAAAGTAGCCACCAAGGCCCTCGTCCACGTCAGCAGCAGCGTCCTTTCCCTTTGATCCCATCTTCGTATCTCCTTTTTCAGCGCTCTCTTCAAAACCGGTGTGTGATTCTCCAGGTGCATTGTCTTCGATTCCTCGCCTCAATCGATCGGAATCCTCAGAAACCCTCGTCTTTCTCTTGAGACGTTCCTCGACAAAAGATCTGACAGCAGGAGTGAGCTCTTCGATGAGCTGTTGCTTGGCAGCCTCCATGGCCGCCTCCTTGAGCTCGTTCGCATCAGAGATGGCCGCGCTCATCAGTGTTCTTCCTTCTGTTGCCATGTTCTAAATACTCTCCGTTCTTTTTTTAGATTATTTTTCGATCTTACTCGTCAACAAGTCTCTCGATGAGAGACCAGACACCTGAGATCGGAGGAGGTGGGACGAACTTCTGCCACTCAGATGGAGTGAGAAGAGACTCCTTGATTTGCTCCTTGATGGCCTCCTCATCAACATCGGCGCTCGAAGGCGCGTGATCGACGTTGCTGAACGAGTCAGAGGTCAGAGGTCCGAAGCTGGCCGCGCCCTGCCTCTTATAAGGATTGTCGTCACCGAGTGCAGGAGAGAAATCGAGGGCGGCGCTGAAGCGATATTCTCCCGGATGAGGAGTCCTCTCTGCCCGCTCCTTCTTCTTTCGAGATGCCTCGACCTGCAGTTCTTTTGATGTGTTTGCCATCGAGTCTTAGCTAAGTTAGGAGAGTGAACACTCTTCAGACCGAAGTGTCGGAAATTTTAGACCAGAGCACCTGCCACGGTGATTCTTTCTGCACCAGTCCCAGGGCAGAGAGGACTCTCGAGATCTCCGAGTCTCCGTCTTTCCTAGATGCAAGCTCAGGATCGACTCCCAGGAGGATCAGGATGTCTCTCCTCTTTCCGATCGGCACAGAGATCCCCTCGGCGCACCTCTGGAGCTCATCGTCATCGACCTCGTTGGCATCCCATGACCCCATGCCAGAGGCCCACGCTCCGTTCGTTCCGAGTGGTCCTGCAGTGGACTGAGACGCGGCTCCACGAGAAGTAGAGATCGGTGTACCCTGGGCCTCAGTGACATCGTCATCGAATGTCGTGTGAGACGTGTCTTTGGGAACGATCGTATTGAACGACCTGTCCTGCTGACTTCCGATGTCGTAATTACGTGGATTGCCGTAATCGACAGGAAGATCGTATGGAAAGTTCGATGGACGCTGCTCAGGACCCAGATCTCGTCCGTGATCCCTCTCTCCTGATGAGTCAGGACGGGAAAATGTCGAAGAAAATTCTCTCAGATCGTCACGAGACGACGACGGCTGGGACATCGAGAGCCTTCCTTCGAGCTTCGATCTCTCTCAGCTTGAGTGTCGCATTCGGATGTGACTCGGAGACGGGAGATGTCTGCTGCAGTATCTCGTTCATCTTGTTGAAGTCGTATCCCTTGATCGGTGCGTCGATGTTTCCCGGCGTGGACGCCGACTCAGAAATCGGTTTCACTCCCTCGAACATGTCTCCGAACACTCCTGCACGCAGTTTCTTGACGGACTCATTCATGTCCTTGTCATCATTGGACGTAGAGCCGCGTGCAGCACGAGAGTTAGAGTCGGTATAGATTCCTTCTGCGTCAATGGGCTCAGGAGGATCTGGCTGGATCTCTTCCTCGGATTCTAAGTCAGTGGCCAGGAGTTCTTTCAGTGCGGAACCCTTAAACTTCCTTTGGAATGTCTCGTTGCTTTTCTGAACCCAGCTCGGAACAGAAGATCGTGCTCTGTTCTCGGCGATCATCTTCCTCAGGTATGTCTCGGTGAGGGTCTTCTCCACGATCGAAGGAAGAGTCCTCGCGATCTCTTTTCGAACAATCTCCTTGACGACGCTCATGAGAGCACGAAGCGAAACATCCATCAGATCACCTCTGTGTGATTGCATTCAGAGCACGAAAGATCCTATCAGAACGACTGAGAGAGGGAGCCAGACCGATCTGTCTTCCCTCATAAAGGTATGCTCCCGGAGTCGATGGCTCACTGACGATGTCCCAGCAGACGATCTGGTAATCGTCCTGCACGAGATCGAGTCCTTCGTTATTCTTCTCGGTGCTACCGACCCCTCGACTGGAGATGCCGATCCTCACCCCTGACTCCAACAGGTTCTCGAGTATCTTTCCACGAGGAGTGGGCAGGACCTCGATCTTTCCGACGACATCGTTTCCGTTCCAACCCATCTCTCGGATGATGTGCGAAACCCTCTCGAGGGAGACGGATGAGGAATCGGGATGATCGAGCTCACCGACCGCGCGGCTCTCTCTCACGGCCTTCTGGTAATTCTCAACCTCTCGACGGAGGATGGCAGAGGGATAAATGCGCTTGTTCTGATTCGGACACTCTGCTTTCTGGATGATCCCTCTGAGGATGATCTTTCCGCCGTTACTGTCCCGAGATTCCTTGAGCAGATCGGGAGTATATTCCAATCCGATCCACTCCCTCAAGAGCTGCTTTGCCATCTTCGTTAAGAACCTCTATTACTGAGAACCGTACACGTCATGAATGGCAGTGAGCATGTCTTTCCATGCCTTTGTCAATGGACCGAGATCTTCACTTTGACCTGCGAGATCCTTGTCAAACTCCCTCGCGAGAGTGTAGAGTCCATCCTTTACCCTGTTCGTGAGCATCCCCGACCGCTCACCGCTCTTCATCGCCTGATCAATGGCACGCTTGAATTGTCCACCAGCACCAGACTGATTTCCGCTAGAACTTCCTTTCGGAGGACCTCTCAGTCCAGAAAACTCTCCTGGACGATCTGGATTGATCTGCTTCGGAGAATCAGCTTCCAGCATAGACTCTGCCAAGATCCAAGCGCTCTTCATTGTCGTTCTCCTCCTGAAACCTTCCGATATTTCTTCACGAGCAATGACTTAAGCAACGAAATCTGCAGAGGACTGAGCTCAGAGATGATGTCGTCGATGTCTTCCTCTGCTCCCGTCAGATACTTGTCCCTGCTGGCGATTGCTTTCGAAAGATCCTCCATCTTATCGAGGACACGTTCTTGGACCGTGATCAGTTCAGCTCGAAATGACTTTGCCAGATCAGGGTCTGATTTCGTCAGTGATGATTTCGCCTGCTCAGAGACTTCGATCTTTGGAACGCCCTTCTCACAGTAAATGTAAATCGGCTCGACGGTGATGTCTCCCAGGTGTGCACTGAATGAAAGGTACGTCTTTCCCTTCTCGGAAGAATGTTTTACCCCATGATCTTTCAGTTTCACTTTTCCCCTGACAGCTTTCTGGATAGACGCAAGCGCATCCTTCAGAACACCCTCGGTCTTCTTTGCGATGTTCTTCTGAAGAGACTGGAACTTCTTATCGGAAGAGAGGGCCTGAGACGGGATCCTCGAAAGATTCTCATCCCACTCACTGCCAGTACGCTCTTCGCTGAAAAGAGATTCCTTGATGAGCTGTCTCAGCGCAGATCGCAGGATTGACTCTGACTTTACTGCGGGTCCCGTTTTCACAGTTCCCTTCTGCTTGCGTGCGGCGCGCTCTTTCTCAGCCTGCTTCTTGGGATCCTTGAGAGCACGATCGATCTCTTTTCGGAGCCTCTTCAACTTTCCCGGATCTTTCGGAGGAAAGCGTGCAAGCTCAGCTTTCTTGGCAGCGAGCTTCGTCGGAAAGTTTCCCACCGACTTGGAGGGCTTCTTCTTTCCCTTGTTCGGACTATAGAGAACGTACCCTCCTCCTCCAGACTTCTTACGAACAACCTCCTTGATCCTGCTCCTGATGAGTTCTCTCAAGGCATGCGATTGCACCATATCGGCGAGGGTCGAAAATTCTTGCTGATCGAGCGCATTCTCGACTCCAGGAAGAGTCGACTCAGACAAGGACGAAAAATAGCTCAGGACATGAAATGGATGCAGGGAGGGATTCCTCTTGATCAGCTCATCGATCTTGTCTTTCCTCTGCTTGATAGAGAGGGGAATCTGAAATCCTGCGACGCTCATGACGACTCCAATTGTTCGCAGAGTCCATGATATAGCATCACGTCCTGCACAGACGATTCGACATCTGTCGAGAGCTCAATCTTTCGAAGAGATGAGAGAGCATCTTTCATCCTATCAGACATGATCTTGTCATCTCGTACCTCCTGCAAGAGCATTCCCTTTTCGATCTTCTTTTCGATGATCGAGACGTCCCTCTTCAAGTGAGCAAGAAGACGAGTCCTATCGGACCTCATGATCGACTTGATGTATGATCCCAGCAAGGATCGCTGAGACTCGTTGAGCGATCCATATCGTTCCTTGAAACGAGAGATCGCCATGGCACAGGCAAGATCATCGATCTTCTGTTGCTGCTGAGTCTCAGGTTCACAGTCTGACAACATGTATCGGACGATCGACTCCTCGAGTCTCAACACATCGACACTCTCTGAGATGACCGGAGACCTCTTTCGAAATGACTCAATGAGCATGCAGATGGATGCCAGCAGCTTATACTCAGAGATGTTATAACGAGAGTAGATGTCTTTTCCGAACGAGTGATTCACATCATGCAGCATGAGGTCTCTCTTCTCATTGAGAAGATGAACATCGGTCGCGCGGGCCTGCGCCTTGACCTCACCGAGTATTTTGCGAGCGATCTGCTCGGAGGAGCTCCTGTTCTCTCTGATGACATCGAAAAGTTCCTTCTCGGCAAAGATCGGATTTCCTGGCGAAAAGTACTTCTGGATGAGAGAGAATGTCCTCTTCGAACCATCAGAGTCTTCTGATATGATCTTGGAGGAGAGGTGTCTGACGAGCAGCTCATAGACAAGAGCTACGTTCCTCTTCTTGTTGTGCTTCAAGGAAACTTGTCGATCGTTCGACATTGCATGACCCTTTACGTTAAGTAGAGGAGAGAATACTTCTCGAGTCTATTTTCAAGATCTGATCCAGCTCCCTATCGACATTCTCGACCATGAGTCTTCCCCTCTCAAACATCATGTCAGATCCGTTCTTCTTGCTGCCGACTCCGTCCGAGAACGGCCTCGAGATCAATCGAGAAAGAGCCCGAAGATCGTAAGGATCGGATGCAGTCTGTTTCTCGGTCCCGAAGACCAACTTCGAAGGATCTTCTCCCGTAGAGAAGAGGTCCTTTCCTCTGGAGACGGACAGCTCGGCACGATCTCCCTCCGATCCCCGATTCCTCTTCTCACGGGTCACCGACTCAGGTTGAGTCCCTGGCTGTTCACTTGAGCTCTCGGCTCCCTCGCCGCCAGGTTCCCCACCCAAGGTGTTAGGTAACTCATCCTCTCCGGGAAGAGCACCTTCGGTGCCCCCGCCCTCCCCTTCCGGGGTGGTAGGCTGGGACTCGTCGACTGGCAATTGCATGGCCTCGAGCTGAAGATCCTCGAGCTTATCGATCCTCTTTCCTTCTCGAATCTTCTCGATATCGTCATCAGTCATGTCAAAGATCTTCTTATAGACCGTCGATCTATCGAGCACTCCCTCCTGGGCAGTCCCTGCGATCTCGAACCTCGTCCTCCAGAGCTCCAGCTTCTGCTGCTCGGCGACACTCGAAGCACTGGCCATGTCAATCGTAAAGTTGACGAGATCCGATCCACTGTATCCGAGCAGAAAGAGATGGATGATGGCGATCTTATTGAGTTCTGAGATCACGATCTTCTGGATGCGCTCGATCGTCCTAGCAAACCTGACATCCTGCTGGGCCAAGGTCGACTTGCTCCCGACCTCACCCTCGTATCCGAGATAGGCCTTGGGGATCTTGAGAGCGGCGAACAGCTTGTTCTGGATGTATTGGACGTCGTCGATGTCTCCTGTGAACTGTCCTCCCTGGAGAGTATCGATCTGAGATCCCTTGTCTCCTCTCATCGGGATGAAATAATCCTCGTCCACAGAGAGCGGATTATACCTCAAGTCGACTCGACCAGATTGAGGATCGACGATCTGATTTCGACGGAGCTTGTTCTTGACCTGCTCCATGTACGACTCGATCTCTCCAGGAGGGATATTTCCCACATCGATACGGAAGACACGACGCTCAGGAGAGCGCACGATCCTGTAGACCATCATCGCATCCTCGATCAGGATCAACTGTCTCCAGATCCTCCTGGCAGGCTCGATGATTGACGAGCCGTAGGGAAGGAAGTTGTCGACTCCCAACAGTCTGAAATGGATGACCTGCCAGTTCTCGAGGATCATGTTTCCCTGAGTCAGCCACCTGAAGCGTACCGAGAAGGGATCTTTCGGATCGTATCCTTCCTCTCTCTCGATCTCGTTGATCGGGATGGGAAGCAGGTTCAGGATGCCGTTCGAGTCGCTGGCATCAACGAAGAGGACAAAGTCTCCGTACTTCACCAGGTTCCGCACCCATGACCACACATTGAACTCTATGTTCAAGATGTCAAAGAAGAGGGTCTGGAGGATCTCTCGGATCTCATCGTCAGGACTGACGATATTGAGGATCTGACCATCCTCATTGTAGGCCGTCGTCTCATCAGCATAGATGTCTAGAGCTGACGCGAGCTCAGGAGTGAACTCCATCTCAGAGTAGTCGGCATATCGACTGAGGCGCTCGTACTGACCGTACGATGCCATCGAATGGACGTACAGGCTCGACAGCTCTCTCTTGTATGCGCGAGCCGTTCCCTGAGGCTCACGCATCTGCTCACCTGTCGCAATCTTATGACGGACGACAGGTCCCGATCTGAAGAGACGTGTCAGTCGCTTCCAGATGCTTTCTTTCTCTCTGTCAACTAGATCAGCCATTTATTCAACCTGTGCTCATGAGCCATGAGAGATCGAGAGTGATGTTCCCTGGAAGCTTGAGCTGATGATTCTGACGGGCGAGTGAATTGGCACCAGTCTTAGAGATGAACCTCGGATCTTTCGAGGCTCCCTCGATCTGAGTGTTGTCACGATGGACGATGCTTATTCCATCGATGATGTTCTTCTGTACATCGACGTTGGCCGTCCTCGGGATGAGGAACGTATCTTTGATCCATGCCGCGAGCGCGGTCATCATGACGAGATCGTCGTTCCTTCCATTCATCGCAGCTGCACGACCTGAAGACCAGACGAATGTCTTGATCTCGTATAGGAACCTCTTCGAACGGATGTTCATGTTCCGATTCCTGATGTATTCCTCGAGCTTCGCGATGATCAGTGGACGATTCTTCTGGTTCGTGGTGAATCCAGGAATGAGCTCAGAATCAAGTTCAGGCTTTCCCCATGAAAGGTTGACAATCTCTCCGGGTTTCATGTCTCCACGACGAGAGTAGTACACTGCTTTGTACTCGTTGAGTCTGATGTGTTCAAGACATGTCATGCCGATGTTGTTGTTTTCCACGACGACGATCGCATCATTGTATCTCTTTCCGAGATCGCAGATCACGTCAGCGAACTCCTCGGGCGGGATCTTCCCATAGTACTCAGCGACCTCGGACATGTCAGAGATACGAAACACTCCTGCTGCCGAGTTGTCAGAAGAGTCCCCACGTGCGACGTCTGCAGTCAATAAATATCTTTCGTCACGCTCAGGTCGAAACCAGATGAACTCGTTCCTATCCCAATGCTCCCTGTAGGACGGATCGATGCATGATTCCTCGATCCACTTGATACCATCCGCAGCGATGACCGTATCTCCAGAGGCATTGAAGTTGCACTCCAGTTCCTGGGCGATCTCTCTCGGACCGTAGTTCGAGCTCTTGATCTCTGCTCGGTACCAGGAGCTCGTCTTGAATCCCGGTCGTGCCTCATCATCCTCGAGATCTGAGATGTGCTCGGGATGGACCCACCACATGAGCTTCGAAAACTTGAACTCGTTCGTTCCAGCGACAGCCTCGGTGTAGATCTGGTGGAACTTGTTTCCGACGCCATTCGGTGTCGAGAGGACGACGATGCTTCCTCCCGCGTTGATCGTCGGAAAGAGACCCGTCCAGAGCTCATCGAGGTTCTTGATGAACGCCGCCTCGTCGATGATGAGAAGTGAGAGAGCCTCTGAGCGACCCGCATCATCTGATGTCGCAATCGCCTTGATCTGAGAACCATTGCTCAATTCGATCGAAAGCTTATTGTCGGTGGTGATGTCGGCGAGCAGGAGCCACTTCGGTATCTTCTTGAGGGCCGTAGCAACCTTCTTGATGATGTTCTTAGCGGTCTCAGACTTCGTCGCCATGACGAGGATGTTTTTATCTCGATGAAAGAGCATCAACCAACAGGCATAGGCAGCCGTGATCTCTGAGATCCCCAGCTGCCGAGCTTTCAAGATGACATTGAACCTATTCTGCTGATATCCTCGGATCAGCTCTTCCTGATAGGTGAATGTCTGGAATGGGATCAACCCCCGCTTGGGATGCTTGATCTTCACATATCTCTTGATGAAATAGATCGGATCGCGACCACAAAGGATGATCTCTTTCTTGAGATCATCCTTGATCATTTATCTGTCTCGTAGAGGCACCATGCCACGTACATGTACCTCTCATTCATCGACACTTTCTGGATCATGTAGTTCGAAGAATCCTTGATCTCCTTGATCTTCAGTCTCTTCCCATACCTCTTTGTGAACTCCTTCTTCAAGTATGACACGGCCTCCTTGATGGACGTGCGAGATTGCTCGCGCACCTGAGCGATCTTCCTCGGCAAGTGCATCTCATATGTCTGATAGACGACTTTGAGATGGTGTCCTTCCTGGGCGAATCTCACAGACGACGTGGGAACATCTTTTGGCATGTCTGAAGAAATCTGAGCGATTCCTGAGAAGATGTCTTTCGAGTCATCTCCATCGTACTCAGTGACCTCAAAGCCTTGTGGTTCAGGTTTCTTCATCTAAGGACCCCTCCGATGGGAACAGATCTCAAATCATATCCAGATCATAAAATAGATATCAGGATCCAGATTCAGACTCTTTCTCTGCTTCCTGGATCTGTTCCTGGGTCGGCCTCCATCCTGACTTCCATCGATCCTCCCTATGTTCCACGAAATTGATGAAACACATGACGCAGACGCCCCAATCGTAGAATGAGTTGGTCGATTTTCCCTTCATGAGACCCTGGCAGAGAGGACACCAGGCAGGAACTCTTAGAGATGTGTTCGGCATGAATTTATCCAATCGTAATCAAGGTTTGATGACCCAGAACTTCACGAAATGTTGCTGTTCTTTTTTTCGAGAATCACGTAAGATGATCTTCACGACAGAGACTCCGTCAGGAATGCTCTCATCGATCTTGAAGTTACACCTCATCTTGCGTCCCCATCTTTCGATCGAGCAAGAGATCTCTTTCCCATCGGGATCGAAAATCGAGATGTCGGACGTGTGACTATTCTCGAATCCCCTAGGATCGAGGACGATCTTGAATTCATAGTCTCCGAGCTCATGATACGTCTCTCGAAGATTGTAAATGACGTACTTCGATGAGTTCCCCTTTTTCATCAGACCTTATCCTCCGATCTCGACATGCGCATATCCCTCAGCATCTACAGTGATCTCGATCATGTTGTCAACAAGATCCTTCATGGTCTCAAGATGACTGATGACGATCACGTGATCAAAGATCGTCCTCAGATAGTCGAACATCCTGTTCACATTCTCGAGGTTCTGAGAATCGAGTTTTCCGAAACCTTCATCGATGATGAACATGTTCGACTTGGGAAGGTTCGAGATGTTCAGCAGGGCAGTCCGAATAGCGACAGACGCCAGCATCTTCTCGGCCCCGCTGCCGAGCTCAATGAGACGAGGTTTATACTCACCGTACTGGAGATAAATCCTGATCGATTGTTCATCTGCATCATGCTCTATCAAAACTCCGAACTCGGCAGTCCCCGTGAGGATCTTATTGATCTCACTGTTGATCAATGGAAGGTTCTGAGTAAGGATCTGATACGCTATTCCATCCTTGCCCATCGCATCGATGTAATGCTCATAGGCAGTACAGATGGCTCGAGACTCGACCAGCGATTGTGAACGCTCACAGGCAATATCTAGCATCCCCTGGTCTGATCCAATCTTCCTATCGATGTCAGAGATGGACGACTGGATCTCGTCCGCTTCTTTTTCTAGAGATTTTTGACATCGACTGACGTCAGACAGCTGTCTGTCTATCTCTAGATTTTTCAAAATGTCTTCCTTCGACTTCTCAAGACGTTGCATCATCGATCGAAGAGAATCTGACTCGACAATGAGAGCATCGATCTTGAGTTTCAGATTCTCTTTCTGCAGACGAGTCGTCGCTCGTTTTTCCAGAAGAGAAGCCTTCCTGCCAGTGGACTCCTCGTATTCCCTCATCTTATCTCTGTGAACGGCCAGAGATGACGCATCTGCCTGCAGTGAAGTCGATTGAGAATTGAGCTCGTCAATCTTTGACCGAAGACTTTCAGCAGAAGACTTTGCAGAGAACGCATTCACGAGAAATCTGCACGTCGGAAATTGATCCCCGCACGGAACGACTTTCAAGAGAGAGATCTCTCTCTCTCCATCAGACTGACTCTTCATCAATCGTTCGACATTTTTCGAATTCTCAATAAGAGATAACTCAATCTTTTCCAATGAATCGATCTGATCGGTATGAAAGACAACATCGAATGATTTCTGAAACTCTTCGATCAAATCGATGTCAGTTAAAACCTCTCGAAGAAGATCATCTTTCTCAGACAAGGTGACTTTGAGACGATCGATCTCTCTCTCGCACTTCGAAATGCGATCAGAGACACTGTCAGACATTTCGATCTTATCTACTGGAATCTTCCTCGTGGCAAGTCTTAACGACTCTTCCTGGAGCGATGTGATCTTTGCTCGAGACGAGACCAGATCATCTTTTAGTGAATTCAATTTTTCAGCGTGAGAGTCGATCGACTGTCTCAACGAAGAGATCTTAGAATCGATATCTGACTCTTCAAGCTCATGAAGACGGTTCCAATGCTCTTTGGCGTCTTCTTTGGCCAAGATGCACTTCTGTTCGAAGATGTCCAGATCAAGAAACCTGTATAAAATCTCTTTCCTTCGAGTCTCCTTACAGGAAATGATGTCGAGCGGATTCCACTGGGCGCTCAATCCGGTCAACATGAAATCCTCAAAGGAACCCACTCGTAGACGCAAGCTCCTCTCTGTCTCAGGACGAGACACTCCCAGCAGCGGTTCACGGGATCCTGCCAGATCGACCTTGAAAAATCCGCAGCTGGTCTTTCCCCACTCCTTGGCCTCTCCCTTTCGATGTCCGTATTTAATCCGTTCTATACATCTCTCGACAGAGTAATCCTGACCGTTCGCGGTGAAGTCTGCCACCATCACAGACGATTCCTTATTGTCGTTGATCAACGAGATGTTCTTGCTGACCCCACGGGTCGTAGAGTCAAAGAGAGTCTCCAGCATCACATCGATGAGGTTTGATTTTCCTGATGCGTTCGGTGCAAATATTCCCGTGAGTCCTCCGAGTGAGGAAAAATCGATGTAATTGTTTTCTCCGTAATTGAACAGATTGCTCCACCCGATCTTGTTGATCTGCCAGGAGACATTTCGAGATACATCATCGACCTGATCGACATGTATCTGATATTTCCTATTCAGATCAAAGATCCTGTCCATGACGACAATGGGAAGGTTCTTCTCAGAGAGATACTTCTTCAGCAGTCTCTCTTGGACAGAGATGTGCCTGAGATTGTCAAAGTCAGAATGAGCGATCGGAGACAACTGGGCGTGTCCCTTGCTCAAGCTCACAGGAGCGAGCGTGATGACATCGTACGGTTGAAATTTCTGCTTGATCGACTTTTCGAGCGCTTTCTGTTCGACAAGAGTCAGAGATCTCGGAGGACTCACCCTGATCCTTGAGTCAGGCTCAATGATAAGATCGGGGATAGAAAGATCCTCTCCCACCTTGACAGTATGAAATTTCCTGCTTCCGTGAAGCATCACGGATGAGACAGTGTGTTTCTTCTTTCCTTGGATATCCCAGAGAAGAAATCCCTTGTCTATCTCTTCTCCAAAGTTCTGCTGGATCAGGGACCCAGCATATGCGATTGTCCTATCTCTGAAGAACTGTTGCTTGTGAATGTCTCCAAGCATGGCATAGTCTAGTCCGTCGAAGATGGAGACGTCATGCTCAGTGTTGTTCATCCTCCAATTCGAATCGGTCACGCAAGTGGAGATTGAACCGTGAAAGAGACCGATGTTGATGTCGGAAGAATCTTTCCACTGCAAGGGAGTCGGATAGTTTTCGACATCGGCCAGAGAGAATACCCAGAGCGTGACTCCTAGATCGAATATCTTGACAGGTCCTGACTTCTTGTGAAGGTGTACACGAGAATCCCTGATGGAATCGACGATGGGAGTGATGGCATCCTGCCTATCGAGATTCATCAAATTCAGGTCGTGATTTCCGAGGATGATGTGATATCCAGCGTATTCGATAACTCTTCTGATGTGCTCAGATTCCATCTCAACGAACTCTGGAGAGATGTTCACTTTCGTGTGTGCCGAGTCACCAGTGTTGATGATCAGGTCAGGCTTGATCTCATCAAGTTTCCTGTAGAGGTTTTCAAAGACGCGCCTGTAATCAGCGTGGTACTTGAGATTCCTCAAGTGGACATCGGATATGTGCACGATCTTCAAGTTCACACCTCTTTCAGACGACACCTGATCAAGTCTAGATCAGAACCGATCGCTGTCGCAGACTTCTTGGCTCGGATGAACTCTTCGCGATCCATCTCGGCGACATCCCTACGTGTGCCCAGGTCTATGTAATAACAGTTCACTCCGAACATGAGGAACTTCTTGATGATCCTCAGCTGCTTCTCAAAAGCGTCCGAGTCCATCGCGAAGAACGTGTCACAGTCATGCTTGACGATCTTCGAAAATAAACGTGAGCCCTCATTCAAGATCGAACCCTGCAACGGGATTCCGTTGTGATCGATCTTGACAAGATCAAAAAATCCCTCGGTGATCGTGACGGGCCTCGACCAGTCCACCATGTACTCATCGAAGATGATGTCTTTACAAAAATTTCCATGCATGTACCTGTGTCTCATGCTCGGATAAAATGAGCGTCCCGTGAAAAAATTCAACTCTCCAAACTCATCGAATGACGGGATGATGATCCGATATCGATAGTCTCCATCCTCACAATACCCAAGCTTCCAATGTACGATGTCATCGGAGCTCACTCCCCTGCTTGACAGGTACTCCATGGCATTGTGGTAATAGGGTGTCCCCCAATCACTCGTGAGTGACCTGAACTCCTTTGGTAGGATGGGCTCATCATACTTTTTCTCAGGTATCCTCGTCTCACTCGATCCTGACAGCTTCGACTTGTACTCACGAGATATCTCGGTCGGTCCTTTCAGCTCCAATATCGGAAGAAGACTCCTATCCTTCCAGTCACAGAACCAGCAGTGCATGTTGTCCGTCTTGACATTCACACTCAACTTTGGTTTATGGTGCTTGTGACGAGGACAGAAGAAAACAAGTTCGTCACCTTTCCTGATCTCTTCCCTGCCGAGAATCGATCGAAGGACCCTTATCTTCTCAGTCAGATCCACCGATTATAACTTCGACATTCCTGCAAGAGCGATGATGTACGCGTCAGCCTGATCATAGCACCACGGCTGATCTTTGCCGTTCTTGTTCAGGAATGGAGCGAATCCTTTCTCTCTGGTCCTGACAAAGTCCAGAGTCAATTGCTTCTTCTGATCGGAACCTTTCGGAATTACGAGTCCGAGTCTCTTCATCGCGGCCTTCACTGTGCTGGGATGCATATGGGAGATCTTCCCGTGTGCCGCATCTCCTCCCATGCACTCTCTCCAGATCATCCAAGAGACCAGAGCGTTGAAGGCGGTCAGCTTAAGCAATGTCTCCTTGCTCGTACGACCGAAACTGAAGCTTTTAAGCCTGTCTTCGACAAAGTGATGTTGGACCTTCGGTTTGGACGTTAGCTCAAAATCATCGTTCACTCTCTTGACGAACTTCAGAGCGACGTCCGCCTTGGTGATCAGGTCGATCTTGAACTTCCTCAAGTCACAATATCTTGACTCGATGAAGATTCCAGAAGAATCGAAAGCTGCAAATCCGATGATACTAGTGCTGATATCCCACCCGAATTTCACAGGTGATAACTAGTTCATCAAAAGTCCATACGCAACTTGAAATTCAGCCTATCTCTCTCACGTTTCCTGATAGGCTGCGCGAGCTTGGCAACGGCGACCAGATTCCTGAAATCGTCATACAATCCGATCGCTGAGATGTACGTGACAGGCTCTTCCTGGACGATCATCTTCTGTGATGCTGGATCTCCAGGATCCACCTGAGAGAATGTAGAGTTGTTCGAGGCATTACACGCTCCGGCATCCATCCTGCACATGAAAGTCTTTGTGGCGATCCTCTGAGAACCCACGAATTCCAACTCAAGTGGTGACGGAGACCCTATTCCAGCGATGTATTGAGGGGCAAATGCGATGCTCGCATTAAAGTTTCCTATACCTGTGAGTCCGAACTCCGAGATGACGATGAGTCCCTCGCTATAAAACACATTTCCCACCCTGTTCCATGAGACTCCAGTGTAATCCTCGCCTCCCAATGGTCGAGTCAAAGAACCAGAGATATACAACTGTCCTCGACCATCGTCGACTATCACTCTTTGTAGGTCCAATACGCTGTACGAGTTATCGGTCAGACGCACGCTTCCTGTCGCGATCTGTCGACCATAGTACATGCTAGGAATGTGCATGACCATGAGAGTGTCTATGCTTGATTGGTCCAGGGTCTTAGGAGTCACAAAGTTAGGATTGTCGTTCGGTTGCCAAAATGGAGGCAGTGGAGAATTAGCATCAAACGAAATGAGAGAGCCGTGGACTCCCCTGTGACTGTAGTCGAATAGACC